GAACAAATAGCCTTCTGACCGGTTGCCGAAAGAAGAAGGTTTACGTTCGCCGCTTCGTCTTCAATCATAAACGGCACTATTTCGGGTTCGATAACAAGGCTACCGCAAGCGTCTACAAAAGCCTTATCCTTGGCGTTCATTTGTGCTAAAAACGCCTGTATTACGCTTAACCGACGCTGCAAATAATCGTCGAACACCTCGCATTTGTCCTGTACTTTCAGGTGCGCGTCCATAAACAAAAGTTTCAAGGCTACACCCGAAACGGCCCCGATACCCTTTACCGAATCGAAAGCAATATCCGGCGTTTGCGTAATGGTGTAAATCATACGCAAAAGGGTTTCTATCTCTAATTTGACGCTTTCGGGTGCCTGCGCCCATGAAAGATATTGCGCGGTCGCACCTTCTTCGCCCTCGATAACGGCCCCGCTTTCGCCCTTCTTGGCCCACCCCAAAATAGTACCCGTAGTAAAAATTTTCGGGCTTGCGTGGTAGTCGTTGGTATCGGCGAAGTTGGAAAGCAACTTTTCCAAACGGTCTATAAGGTTCTGCACGTCCTCCCATTCTACGGCGGGCTGGCGGCCATAGATAACCGGAATTTTGCCTATTTGGTTCTTCTTGGGGTAGCCGTCCAATAACTGCCATTGGTTGCTGGTAAGCGTCCATTTCCGTATTTCGGTATCGGTATAGGTTTCGAAATAGGTATGTTTTACCCCTGCGCTATCCTTTACGACGTATTCGCGGGAGAAAGCCACCATATCGCCCGTTTCATCGAAGTAGGGGTAAAGCCTATCGCCGAACAACGGGCTAAAAATGGCTACCCGAAGTTTGTGCGTTGAATCGAAGCCGTAGTTTTTCGTCGGTTTCTCCACCGGGTACCAAAGTTCGGCCGATTCCTTACTACTATACATACCCCGCGCTACCTTTCGGTTAAGGGTGCGGCTTTTGGTGTCGAACAAAACGCGCTTTACGGCCTTCAAAACGTCGGCTTCCTTGGTGCCTTCTTCCGGTTCCGCATTAAGAATTACGGGGTTTCCGAACGTGAAAGCTACGGCCCGCTTTACTATAAGTTTCTGAATTGCCAAGGCTACGCGGGCCACCGGCTCGATACGGAAGTTTTCGGTTTCTCCGTCGCCATTGGTAACGGTCTTTATGTTCTTCTTTTCTTCGTCGTTTATATCGAAGTCGGAAAGGTCTACTTTTACCTTCTTATCCCTACGCTTTACCGGGTCGTTTACGTCGTGGCCTTGGGGGTCAAGCTGGGCGATATATTCGGCCGCGTTCGGTTCGGTCGCATTACGCCCGTTCTTCAATTCGGCAATAGCGGTACTATGGTTCTCGCTCGCCAAAAGTTCGTTAAGTTGCTTACTGTTCATTTTATTGTCATTTGATAGTTAAACATTATGCGAAATATCCGGACGCGCTTTTCTTGCCTGTAATGGGCCGTTGCTCTACGGTTCCGGTCAATGCGTCCGGCGCGTCGTCGTGGGCGTTCTTGCCGACCTTCATGTAGTGCGTAAGGGCTTGGTAGAAGTCGGGCCACATTTGCGCCCACCCGCGCGGGAAATAGGTAAGGTTTTGCACTTCCGCGCTATGCGTAAATATGCGTACGGCCTTGTTTTGGCTTTGGTGGAACCACTTAATACGGGTTTTGTTGTTACCCATTAACCGGGCTTGTTTCTCTACATTCCGCGCGAAGCCCCGGCCGCCGTTGTTGCTCTCTACTACGGCCAATTCTACCGCGTGTTTGGTTAGCATTTCGGCCGTTTTGGGTTCGGTGTACTCCATAGGCTTAGCCGTATAAAGCACGTCCAAAACAAAATTTCCTATCTCTGTTTCAAGGTAGGTTATCGAGCAAAGGAAATCCGCGCCTTCGTCCGCCGTATCGGTATAGTTCTTAACCTTCCGTAGCTTGGTGGCCGGCAGTATGTCGTATTCCTTAAATGGGTTTTCGTACATAAGGCCCTGCAAGGGTTTCGGGTCTTGCTGGTAAAGGGATTCAAATACGTGCGGGTTACGGGTGCGTATGGCTTCCAACTTTTCTAAGTTGTGGCGTTCGGGCCATAGTGCCGTACCTTCTTCGCGCGGGTCGTATTCGGTAGGTGCGCCCTTCTTAATCGCTTGGTAGGTTACTACTACCCACCCGTTCGGATTGTTTACCGAGTCGTATATTCCTTGCTGCTCCAATAGGCGGCCGGCTAAGTCCTTTTCGTGCCAGCGGGTAAATACTATAAGCTGCTGGCTATTGTTGTGTAATCGGGTTTCGGCTACCGTATCGTACCAATCTTCGATAGCTTCCCGAACAACTGCCGACCACGCCGTTTTAGCGTCCTTATAAATGTCGTCCATTATAAGGGTATCTACCGGTTCGCCAGTAAGCGGGCCACCTACGCCGACGGTCTTAAAACCGCCCCGGTGTCCTACTATTTCGCATTCGTCGGCATTGCGAAGCCATGCGCCGGCAACGGTCGTAATGTTCGATGAATTAAGGCGCGTTTCCGGGAATATTTCGGCATATTCCGGCGTGTCTATAATACGCTGTATTTCGCGGTTGAACTTGCGGGCCTTCGGAGCCGAATAGCTTACGACGGCTATTTTATTGTCCGGGTTCCGGCCAAGTATATAAGCCGGAAGGCGGCGCGTAGAACCTTCGCTTTTGCCGTGCTGGGGCGGCATGAATACCATTAGCTTTTTAATCTTCCCTTCCGCGAATAAGGTTAGAACGTGGTAATATCGTATATGAAATTCGGCAGGGTCGAAAGTAGGCATAGTAGCGCGGGTAAACGGCAAAAGGTCGGTACGTGCTTCGCGTATCAACCTTTCCCGCAATGCGGCTATATACTCTATTTTCTCTTGGCGCGTCATTTACCTAATTTCTTTTCCAATTCGGCTATACGTGCGTCTAATTCTTCGTCGGTAAGCTGCCCGAATAAGTCCTTACCGTCCTTGCCCGTTACCTCGTTGTTCTGCCTGTTCTTCCAATTCTCCGGCTCTCCGTTGGTTAGTGTAAAGATTATCGCCGCCGTATCCGGCTGGTAGTGCTTATCGACTATCTTTTGTTCCTTTATTCGCGGTATCTCCTTGCCGTTTATGTCGTACTTTCCGGAACCTACCGTAGTGATGTGCTTTTCCTGCACCGTGTACCCTTGTATCTTTCGTAGAAGGCTTTTTTTCGCTTCGGCTACGAAGAAGGCCATACGTTCCGCTTCGGCCTTTTTTATACACTCGGAAAATTCGGGTTTTTCCTTCAACCACTCGAAATATGTACATTGGTGTATCTTAACCATACGGCAAATTTCCGCCACCGTATAGGTGTCGGTAGCGATAAGCGAACATATCTTTTCGGCTATCTTAGCGTTATATTTAGGTTTCCGTCCTGCCATTGTCTACTATTGCGGTAAATCGTCCCCCGCGTGCAGTTCTCCAAATTCTTCTTTAATCGCCTTCGGGTCGCCTTTGTAGAATACTAATACGTCGTCGTGAAGGCCGCTATTCGCGCGGGTCTTATTGAATTGTTCTACGGCCTTCTTAACCTGTACTTCTTCGAATTGGTCTACCGTTTCTTCTACGGCACCTTTGCAAAAGACTAATACGTTTTGGTGCAGCTTGCCAATCTTGCGGCCCGTGTTCATCTGCTTGCGAACTCGGATAGCAAGGCTTGTTACCTGGTTTACTAAAATTAAGTGGTTATAGTAGCTTAGTCCGCATTCCGTAAAGGCTTCGATAGTGTGGCCTATGAAATTGCGGTAAATGCCCTTTTTATCCCGAATATCCCCAACTACGAAGACGGCAAAACGGTTGTTCTTCAACCGGGCGCAAGCCTGCTTTATCGCGGCTTTGTAGGCTTCCAAGAACTGCGGGTAATCCATGTTGGAAATATCGCGGGGGTCATTGCTATATACTTCCAAGTCCGCGTAGGGCGGGCAAGAAAATACCATATCGAAATCCCCGGTAATGCCGTTCTTTTGTAGCACGTCTTCAAGCTGCGTACTATCGCCGACCGTCCAACGCGGGGCAATGCCGGCCGGCATGTTACCTAATACTTCCTTCGCGTTCTCGATATTGGCTACTACCTGTTTTTCCCGAAGGTCGTTACCAACGTAGGGCATATTCAATTTTGCCGCTACTATACCGCGAACACTTCCGCCAGCGAAAGGGTCTAAAATGCGTCCACCCTCGATATTGAACCAACGGTAGGAAAGTTCGGTTAGAACGGGGTCAAATATTGAAGTAGTCGCCATAGCCTGTATTCCCTTCTTCTCCATTTCCGCTAACACTTCATCGGTAGACGGTTCCCGCCCCAAGGTTTCCCGAAGCGTGTTTTTTGTGTCGTAGAATATCGGCGGTTGAGCGGATTTGGCAAATGTCAAATCTTCGTCCCTTCCTTCCTCGCTCTTTATACCTATTTCCAACCAAGCGCGGCGGCGTTCCTGCCATTCGGCCGTACGGGTGTTAAGCACGGAAAAAGGCGGCATTACGAAGTCGTCTTTAAGTCTTCTAAGCTGTTCTTCCGTATCTTCTTCCCCTTGGCCGCCTTCTCCGCCGTAGCCTTCCAATTCTACGCCCCAATCGTCGGGGGCTATATCCCACTTATCCGACGCTTGGGTAAGTGCCGCTTCGTCCCAAGCCAGGTTAGCGGCCCCGGTCGCATTGTCGGCTAAGGCAAGTTCGCGCCCTTCCCGCGTGTCTAAATCTATGTCGGTACGCTTTACCGCTACTATTTCTTCGCCGGTGGTTTCTACTATCAAAACCTTTTCTAAGCCGATTTGCCCGGCGTTTTCTACGGTCTTGTTTCCGGCTATAATACGGTTGTTCTTATCCAAAAGAATAGAACGGCCCGCCCCGAATTGGCGCAGGCTCTTTTCTATCAAACTTTGGCCGAACTGCGTACCTTTGTTGAAATTTACATCGTCCGGTATAAGTTGGGCTATATCTGCTTCTATAATCTTCTTCGGTGCCATAGGCTCTACGCGATGAAGTGGAATACCAAGCGGGCCAATAGTACGTTAATGATACCGGCAAGTACGCCAACAACAGAGAAAACGAAATCCCAAACTTCCGGGGTTCCTTTCTTGCTGAATTTGTCGTAAATCTCTTTTCCGGCGGCGGCCAAAATACCTGCGGAAAGCCCATAGAAAACTCCGAAAAGTCCTACGAAGAAGGCGATGATAAATCCGGCCGCTAAATGCAGCCATTTGTCCGAACTGAATAAGTAGCCCTTAAAGGTCGTAAGGGCCTGTAAAATCTTTTCTTTCATACCTGTGTACGTTTATTAGTGTGTAAATATTCGCGTTACGCAAAAATAAAAGAAGCGCATTACTATAATACGCTTCTTTATCCAAGAATAATTAAAAAGTTACCAACATAAACGGGGTATATATGCCCGTATAACTTGCTGGAAGTCTTCTAATGAGCGGCAAACAACGTACTTATTACCGTGCGCTTCTGCCAACGCTTGCCATTCCTTTTGTGTTGGCGTTTGCCGGCTGCTTTTGCTTGGGGTCTTAAACTCGATACAAAGTGAATGAAACCCGCCGGAAGGGTAAAGTAGTATAAGGTCAGCAACCCCGGCCGTTACTCCTTCGCCCTTCATAATCGCGGCTTCATTTGCGTTCCTTGCCCCGCCGTTCGGAACCGCGAAAAGAAGGCGGCCTATTTTCGGGTATTGCAACCGGAACCAAGTAACGCAGTTCTTCTGTATAACGACGATAAGGAGTTAGACCGGCTTTCGGTAATTCCTGTTTGGCTCCGGTCTTAACGGCGGCTATAAATTTGTCGTAATCCATAGCCGAATATGCCTTTAACCAATCTTCGCGTACCAAAATATCGCGCTGGGGAACATAGGTGTAGAATACGCCATTTACCCGGCACCCGCCCGAAAAACGAGCGACCGATAAATACGGCTGCTTCGTAACGTCGGCAACTACTATAACTTTATCTGTGTCGAACATACCTATTCGTGTTTAACCGTTAATAAATACTTCTGTTCCCGTTCGGCCCGCTTAATCAATCGTTCTATATCTTGCCCTACGTCCGTACCGTTCCCGTTCTGAAATCCCACCCAATTTTTTACCTCGCAACCTCTAAGGGATTTTACTTTAAGAACCTGTATTAACGTCGAAGAAAGACCGCTTAACCTACAAGCCAATTCCTTCTTTTCGGCTTTTAGTGTCCTTATTTCTTCCTGTAAAGCCTTAGTTTCTTCGTTCTGCTTCATACTCATTATTTTGCTTTCTGTAATCAAATAACCGGGGCTTTACCCCTTCGCGGCGCATAATCGAAGCAAGGATAGTTATTTCGCCTTGCGCGTTTTGTTGCTGGCGTTCCGCATCCTTAACGACGGTTATAACCCCGTCTTTCTCCCAAAGTAGCCCCCATTTATCCGGCAAATCGACTTCGGTTATCAATCCTTCGGGACTGCAATAGTACCGAAAGGCCCCTACGCCTTCTTCCGGCTGCTGGCGGAAACTCTTTTTTGCATCGGCCAAGAAGTCGGAACGCGAAACCTTCACTTCGATAAGAACCGTAGCCCAATAGTTCCACCCGAAAACGTCCGGGGTTTCCGGGTTAGCTGTTACCAATTCTACGGCAACGTATGGGCAGTAGCTGGAGCCGAATTTTGGCTTTCGTAACCATTTTCCCGCTAATCGGCATAATTCCCGGTGTCGGCTGTTATCGTGCGGCCGCTTGGTCGCCGGGGAAATGGGGGCCGTATTATTGGCCCCCGTTTTACGTCCTCTTATTCCCATAGCTTTGTTTCATTATGAAGCGGCCAATAGTGCGGGCCGCAACCCAATAACCGATAGTTTCCATGTATAGCCCAATAGCCCGCCTAAGTTTTCGTAATGCGTCCTGTACGCTGCTGGCAATCCAGCGATGTTTTATACCGTTCTTAGTATCTTTAAGTAGTTCGGCGTACGCTTCGGCCCGCGTACGGAAGTATGTATTTTCGTACATTATTCGCCCCGTGTGGGTAGTATTGGGCCAACCGTATTCCTCGCATAATTCGGCCTTTACTGCCCAATTCTCGGTAGTAAATACCGGAAGGTTCCGGGCGAAGGTGTCCGGTTCATCAATCAAGGCCCGAAGTACCCCGTTTTTTTCGTCTGCCTTAATACGGGCGGCAAGTTGTCCTATTTCGCTATTCTCTCCGGGCGTAACCAAAGACGAATAGAAAACTTTACCGGTTTCTATATTTATGGCTATAAGCCCGTGAACATACCCGGAACCGATACAAATACAATCCCCGCCGTATTTTTCTTCGTTATAGATAGCCACGATATACCCTATATCGTAATGCTGCTTTATTGTTTTGAATCCCATATACCTATTTTGTTGTTTGTTTGAACCATGCCCGGTAACAAAGTTTCCGAAGCAAATCCGAAAGAAGGGCTAACCCCTTGGAAAGCCATAGGCAAACCAATTGAAGCGGCACGACCGTAAAGAATACAAGCCAAAATATCGTATTCCATAATAGGCCGGTGCGCCTTTTTACCTTTATCGTATAGGTAATTTCCCCTTTGTTCATACCGTTACTTTTTAGCTTCTACTTCTTGTTTCGCCCGATAGTTTACTACCGTTTGGGCTACTCTGAAAACAAGCCCGGTTATCGCGTCGCGCTGGGACTTCGGCAGGTCGCTTTCAAGGTTCGCAACCTTTATAAAAGTTTCCCTAATACCTTCTACCGTAAATATCCCCGCGTCCTTCAAAGCGTCGTACGGTGTCCGGCGATACCTGTAACCTTCTTGCGGGGCCGGTCGTTTGTTGTAGGCTTCAATCTCGTAGCCTAAGAACTCGTTAAATTTGTCGTCCTTAATAATGTCCTTTACTTTCATATCTTTTTTTGTTGGTGTTTAGTAGCGTCGTTTCGTGAAGTGAATAATAGCGAAGTCAATCGTAACGGCAGAGGCGAGCCCGGTGAATTGCGGGTATTTCTTATCTGCTTCGGCGAAAACCGGTGCGAACCATGCCTTAAAATCGTCTACCGTAAGCCCGTCGTTTTCGGCTAAAATCTCCAAGGGGACGGGGTGGCCGTCTACCTCCGCCGTATAATCGTAATACCTGGCAGTTGCTATCGGTTTATCCTGTTCTTCCGCATAGTGATTTATTACACGACGTTCGCGCCGTAACGCCAACCTCTGCACGCCTACAATGCCGGCCGGAATCTCGGTTATAACTTCTTGGGGGCTTCGGTATGGTTTTGCGCTCCATTGGCGGACGCTAAGAACTCCACCCGCCGCCGTTATTTTTTCGATTTTTGCCCGCCAATACCCGTAATTGCTTCGGCAGGTATGTACCTTCCGCCCGTCGGTTACTTTGTCCTTAAAGCCCGTTTCTTGCCCTTTACGGGGATGCTTCGGGCCGAAGTGCTTGCCAAGTGTTACTACTGCTTTCATCGTTAATTAACTTTTGTTCGGTTATAAAGTAGGTGCGTATCTATTCCGGTAGCGTTAAAGACCAAGGCCCGAACGTCTTGCCCTAATTTTTCTACGGCTTTTAAGGTGTCTTCTTGGCTAACTCCTTCGGCTTGCTGCTTCTCGAAAAACTTATCTATAAGTGCGCTCATAAATATTTTTGTAGAAGCCCGGAACCCTTCTAAGGTGTAATTCGGTTTTGCCCCGTTAAATGCTTCGTACTCCCAAAGGGTGGCTTCCATTTCTTCAAGCACGGGGCTTAGTTTCTTTCCTATCATATCGCTAATTGTTAAAATGGTAAATCGTCTACTTCTTCGGGTTGCTGATATGCCGGCGGCGCGTAAGTTGGTGTAGCGGTTGAAGTCGTTACGGCCTGCTTGGTACCTTCTGTTTGGTCGGCCCGGTTTCCGCCTAAAAGCTGCAATTCTCTAACCCGGCAATTTATACCGGCTTGCAATGCTCCGCCGGCTTCGTATGCCTTGGCCGAAAGTTCGCCGCGAATAAATACGCGGGTTCCTTTCTTCAAATAGTTAATTACCGGGCTTTCTCCGTATTTAAGACAGCCTACCCAAGTCGTACGTTCGTGTCGTTGCCCCTGCGAATCTTTATAGCTTTCGGTATGGGCTACGCTGAAAGCTATGTACTTTTGCCCGTTAAGGTCTTTAATAATGGCATCCGCTCCAAGGTTGCCAATTGCTTCTAATACTAACATATTGGTTTAATTATTTGGTTATTAACTCTATTCCTTTGGCTACTACTAACGGCTGTTCTTCGCTTAATTTCCCGATAAAAGCCGTTATAATTCGCCCTTGGTCGGGGTTTATGCCTAACGGCGAAAAAGTCCCGTTACTGTTCTTTACTACCAGCAAAATAGCTCCTTCCGGCAACTTGCTTAAATCCTGTGTTTTCATTTTGTTTTAAGTCCTTCTATCTTATAAAAATCTTCTTCCGAGGCTTCGATAAGGTTGTACTTGGTTGATTGTTTAATTTCGATACCTATACGGCGAAGCAAGGGCGCGACCCGAATACACGTAACCGAACAGGCCCCATTTTTCCGTACATAAACCCGGAAAGCGTCGGGGTCTGTATTATAGGAAACTTTCAAGTGCAAAGCCCCGCGTTCATCGTGGGCCAATAGTACCCCTTTATGCTCTGAAAGGTTAAGTTCTGCAACTGCTCGGCTACTGAAAAATAAATAGCCGGTAGAAGCCAACGTAACGAACATTTTACCGGGTTTCGGTGGTTTAATAATTCGTAGTGTCATT